CCGAGAAGGAAAAAAATCTATCCCTGCGCCGCAAGGGACTGATGCGCTAAAGGACTGGAAAGATTTCTTCGCTCCAGTAGAAGAAAATACCGGTTGTAAAGATGGGGTTTGTCCTGTGCCATGGGCAAAACCCACTTTGCTGCAAGTGGAAGAACCGGTTGACTTGGTCAATCATCCCCCTCACTATGCCTCTGGTGCAATCGAATGCATCGAAGCAATTGAAGCTCAGCTGACCCCAGAGGAGTACCGTGGCTACCTCAAGGGCAACTGTGTCAAGTATCAATGGCGTGAACGCCAAAAAGGCGGCGTAGAGTCACTGAAGAAAGCTCAGTGGTATCTAAACCGCCTTATTGAACTTGACGAATCAGCTCAGAAAGGCTGAAAATATTCGTCTTCATCATCTTCTTCGTCGTCGTCTGCAATGCAGGCGGCGGCAAGTTGTGCTAACTCGATATCGGTTGGATGTCCAAAGTCAATATCAATGTTTTCATCCGCCAAGATTTCCTTGACTGCTTGCCATTCCATTAACCGTTGATGGTAAAGATTCAGAAGGGCTGAGTACAACTCATCCCAGGTCATCTCTTCGGCCTGTAATTCGGCCTTACGCATGGCAAATTGAAGTTCCAATGGAAGCTCAAAATGCTGTGGTTCTACCGAACGTGCCATTGATTCCTTCATTGGGTCAATAAAAGTATTCTAAGTCTACACATTAAAGATAGCGTCTACCTCTTCATGGGTGGCTTCGCTCCAGGGATTTTGACTAAGCTTAAAATTATTAGCAAACTGAGCAAGGTCGTAGGGACTTGTGCTTTCTTCCAATTTTCTGATTGCCTTGACTTCGTGGGGCGCAGCAGTGTAGGTACGGAAAGCAGCTAACAAAAGATCAGTAGCCTCGCGGGGAACAGTTTTAATATCTTTAAGAAACAGATCCACTTCCTCCCGACGGCGCTCTACCATCCCGCCAACAACATTATGGTAGTAGTCATAGATCCACTGATTTATTTCTTTGACCGCACCAGGCCAGTCTTCAATTTCAACGAGGTCTGGAATTGCACTGTAAAGAAAAGACTCCCAGCCAACCGAATGAATAAACGAAAGCAATGCCTGTCGCATGTAAGTATCTAAACCAAGATTTAACTTTTCCAGGTTTTGATCAATTACCGCAAGCTCATGGTACAGATATTCCATAGCTTTGTGTTTTGTGCAGTACTGTCCACGTTTTACCGGTTCTCCGTCTGGGTAAAACTGTGTACCAAAACCAATTGTGTAAGGCTCTGTTTCGGTTACGGGATCTGCATAAGCCTTTTCATTAAACCCCTCATGCTTGCAAATGAGGCGTACTGCTTCACTAAAATCTGACATGGGAGCAACTATCGTTACTCCCAATCATACACACTAATTTAGATTACTTGCCCTGACCCCTGCTCAACTTGCGTCCATGGCTGGGCTTGGAGTGCTTGCCATCGCCTTGACGGGTGAGCTTGGGCTTGGCTTCAATTTTTACCAAAGAGGTTGACTTGGGTTTTGCCATGGCGTTGAGGTAACAACGTCAGCAGCCTAGCTCAAATTACCAGGCTTTGCACGACCAGTAGCCAGCCGTTAATTTGCTCTTGGGCTCGTCGCAGTTGTGTCTTGCGCGAAAGTTCTTGCGGCGCTCTGGGTTGTCTCGTTTAATTTCCATGTTGGCGTCACCAAAGCGCACAATTTTTTCTTGGCCACCTTCACATGCTTTCACAACAGATTTCTTACCGCCTTGCACGTCGTGTCGGGGCTTGTTGCATTCCATGGAATCTTTGTGTATTTTTGCTGCAGAAGCAGCTTTACGTGCTTTATCGGACATCAGCTAAATCCTTTAAACATTGACGTAAATTCACCAAGGATAGATTGAGCGCTTTTTGATTGAGTTAAAAACTCGTCTTCATCCCCACTAAACATATTAAAATAAGAAGATTTTGCATTGCTAGTCGATGAACTTTTTGCAGTTGGTTCATCTGGCTCGTCCATTAAACCTGCAATACTATTAAAGGCACTAAGAGGATCAGAAAGATTTAAAGACGTAAACAAGTTTCCTCCCGACATAGCCTTGCCAAGTAATGCTTGATCCTCTCTGTCTACATCGGGCATAAAGTTTGTATAAAAATCATCCTCTGTCCCCTTGTAACCAGCAGATTGAAAAATTTGGTACAGCTGAGTTTCGGGTTCTGCATTGGCTTCTTTTACGTCATCTTCTCTTTCAATGTAAGTCGCACCAAGGGTCTGTTGATCCAAGGCTTGTTTTTGTTCGTTTAAGTACTTAATGGCTTCTCGGATTTTAAGTGCTTCTTCTGTTCTAAAAGAATCAATTAAATATTGTTTTACGTTGTCAACAGTAGCCTGTTCTCCCTCAAGCCCAAGTTGCTTAACAATCTTTTCCCATTCTTCTTTGTTTTCTTCTGGACTAATAGATCCCAAGACAGAATCTGCAAATTCTTCTGGCGTAACAAATTGCATAAAAGCAGTGTCTCCATACAAATCTTGACGTATAACAAGTTCTTTTGTGATTTCTGAAATTTTATTTTGCAGCTCATTGTAATTAAGAATATTTTCCGCTGGGTCTAGAACAATTGATTTTCCTTCGGCATCTTTAAGCTGCCCAGTTGAACCAAGGACTTGATAATGTAACTTAGCAAACGCTTTTGCATCTGTTTTGTAGTTACCTTCGTAACCATAGCGATAAGCTTCTGTCGCCCAATTTACTCCATTAGAACTGGTTCCTTTTTTGGCAGCTTCAAAATCTGAATCAACAATATCTTTTTGTTTTTCATAAACTAATTTTTGCTCTACCGTCAAATCTTTTGTAGATTTACCTACAGGATCCAAATAAAAATCAACGTCAAAACTTTTTTTAGCAGCTTCAGCTGCCTTATAAAAACTAAGCAATGCATTACTCCTAAGCTCTGCAACTTGCTTTAATTTATTAATAACAGATTGCGATTGAAAAATATTTTGCTCTTCTTCTTTTACGTCTAAGTAACTAATAAACTCATCCATGGATTTTGATTGATCAAAACGAGGCTTAAGGTAGCCATTGATAAAACTGGTTACAAATTGTTTTTGCGAATCTTGATCAGTTTTCGACAACAATTCTTTAAATTGATCCACATTGTTTATGTCTAAATTGTATTTTTCAGCTTGTTCAATAAGCAAAGGCTTTGTTGCACTGGGATCACTTTTGACTTTTTCGTTGTATTCTTCCAGGTCTTTTTTAGCTTGATCTTGGAACTGTTGAATTTCTTCTGGGGTACGCTTGGCCATTTCTAACTCAAATTCTTCATACCGTTTGGTCAACGTATCGTCAAACCATTTTTGCCAGTTGTAAATTGTTGAATTAGAGGAGGTGCCAGTAAGGTTTTTAATATCTTGCTCAAGCCCTTTTTGCATTGTTCTATTAGGATCAATGAAACCAAGCATGCCACCAAAAGAGGCGTCACCTAAAAGTGAATTAGAAAGAGTAGTATGCATGTTTGCAATTTCGCTATATCCAGGTAGATTGTTTAGCGTCATTAAATCGGCTTCTTTTTGTTTGGCTTTTTTAAGCTCTTTAATCGACTCTTGCAAAACATCTTGAGCAAGCAATTGAAGTTTCTTTTCTTGCTTAGCTGTTTCTGAGCCAAACAACTGTCCTAGTGCCTGCTCAAATCCAGTATTTATATCTGGTGCATTTATTAACTTTCCTTCTTCGTCATACTCAGGCATATCAAGGTCAATGACCTCTTTCCCATCTTGCGTGGTAATACCTAAAACTTGATCTCTATATATTTGTTTTTCGTAATCAGTAAGTGTTTCGGAATAACTAGATACTTGTTGGGATTCCAACGCCTCGTTTCCACGGTATCCAGCGTGCCTGCCTACGTTTGTGTAATGCTGCAAAAGATAAGTGTTTTGATCGTAACGAGCAGTAATATCTAAGTTTTTAAAAACACGCCCGTTAACATTCACTGCTTGTGCAGCATTCCATTCGCTTAATGCGCCTGGGT